TACTCAATTACAAAAATGGGACGAAATATTCGGCCGGCAAGATTTGGAAAGATTTGATGATCTCTTTGCTGAGAGAAGCATGGAGAGACACAATCAGATCGTGGAACTCCCGTCAGAGTTCGTAAGCCTTTGTCATAGCAACATACCAAAAACCGGCATATATGCTCGTAACTATTTAAAATCACGCGGTATCACCAACGAGCAAATATTAAAATGGAAGATTGGTTACTGTTTTAGTGGAGAATATCGAAACAGAATTGTTATACCTTCATTTAATGATGAGGGAAATGTTAGTTATTTTGTGGCAAGAAGCTATAATGGTGATACTTACAAATACAAGAATCCACGTGCCTCCAAAAACATCGTGTTTAATGAATTGTATGTTAATTGGAACGAAGACCTGATTCTTGTAGAGGGGGTATTCGATGCAATTAACGCAGGAAATTCTGTCCCAATATTGGGCTCGACGCTACGTACTGATTCTTCGCTCATCAAAAAAATTGTTTTCAACGACACACCAGTCTACATCGCACTTGATCCTGATGCAGCAGAAAAAGAACGAAAAGTAATCAAAACATTATTGAAATATGATGTGGAATTATATAAGATAGATGTAAGTGGCTACGAAGATGTGGGCTCTATGCCAAAAGATGTGTTTGAGGAAAGAAAACAAAACGCCACCTTTATCGATAGAGACAACTATTTATTGTTAGATTTGTTGTCAGCAGTATAGGAGAATACGATGGCCAGAAGAAAAAACACAAAATTTGTTGATCCTCGTTATTTCATGGACGAGAAAAGGGAGCCACTCAATGAGGTTTTTGGATTTGGAAACAAAGCTAAAAGAAGAAAAGAACTTGAAGGCTTTATTGAGCAATATGATGTACGAGGCTTTTTAACTCAGTTAATGCGCGCAGTTACTAGTGGCGAACGGTTACCTCGGGAATTAGAAGACTTGGCTGATCTAACTGGTCAAGATTCCGCTATGCAGAGACAACAGCTTAAAACATTAATTCGTCAAGGAGGAGCACTGCACGCTTTTGCTGACTCTTTAGGTGGGGATTACGATGACGCTGTTGCTGTGATTGAAAACATTGTAGAAGAAGATCCTGAAATGTTCAACGCGCTAATGAGAGATGCTGCAGCTAAAGTTGGGCCGATGGCCCCTCCAGAGCAAAGATTGGCGAGGTCCCATCGATAGTAATGCTAAGAAAACTTTCACGATATCTTTTTAAAAAAGGCATAAGCGATTTAGAGCTTTTAAAAATTATTGGTGTTGTTTTAATGTCGGCAACGTTTTTAGGAATCATGCTTTATGGAGCAATAGGAGCGCTAATATTATGAAAATCACAAAAACAGAACTTAAGAAAACAATCAAAGAAGAACTTGAAGACATGCTGGAATATTCGGTAGAAGATCCTCATGATAAACTTGATAGAATGCTCAAAGATAGAGGAGTAGAATCTGGACCTGAGCCTGGAGAATCCGAAGAAGAATATTGGAAGAGAAGAGAAAAAGAAGCTATGCATAAGTTGTTCAAACTAAGAGTTCCACAGAGAGCAGCTAAGAATTTACCGGAGAACAAAATGAAAATTACAAAAGCAAAACTTAAGGAAATCATCAAAGAAGAAATTGCTAAACTTGGACTAGACGAAGCTTTTGGAAGAGCGCAATCCGGCCCCGAAGCTCGTCGCGGTCTGACCTACCGTCGCAGAACAGGACGAGGAGTATCGTCAGACCCACAAGGATATGATCCCGGCCCTTCTGCCGATCCGCAGCCATCCGGTGGCATGATGGACCGATTTGCAACTGCATCCCCAGGTGAAGATATTGGAGAGCTTCCTCCCGAAGCAGCTAAAGAATTAGCTCAAATGATGAATGAGCCTGAAATAAAATCAATTCAAGACGAAGACAGAAGAAAGGTTATTATAAACTACTTTGTCGATCACCTAAAAGACAAGTATGGTGTAGGAACCCGCCCAGGAATCGGTTAAAAAAACTCTTGACAACAGTTCCCTTATAGGGTATTATAATACTAACGGCACAACTACGTCTGGAGGGAACTTGAAGTTTGCACATATAAGCGATACTCATATCAAAAATTTGAAGTATCATTACGAGTATAAGATTGTTTTTGAACAATTATACGAAACATTGCGAGAACAAGAAGTCGATTATATTGTTCACTGCGGGGACATCGCACACACGAAAACACAAATCTCACCAGAGTTTGTGGAGATGTGCACGGACTTCTTTCGTAACTTAGCGGCGATTGCGCCCACATATATTATCTTGGGCAACCACGATGGCAATTTGAAAAACAGCAGCCGTCAAGATGCGCTTACGCCGATTGTGGACGCTATAAACTGCCGCCGCCTACATTTACTCAAAGATTCTGGTGAGACACACTTGGACGACAAATTCTGCTTGAATGTCCTGTCTGTGTTCGATCGAGAGCGGTGGATTAAACCAACAGAACCAGACAAGATCAACATCGCACTTTACCATGGCTCGATCAGCAACTGCAAGACTGATGTTGGCTGGACAATGGTAAATGGCGAAGACACAATTACGATCTTTGACGACCATGATTTTGCAATGCTTGGCGATATCCACAGGCGACAGTTCTTGGATGAAGAAGGCCGCGTTTGGTACGCAGGCTCAACGGTTCAGCAAAATCACGGTGAGACTAACGATAAGGGTATTCTTATATGGGACATCAAATCAAAGGATGATTGGGAAATTGAGCCGATTGTGTTTAAGAATCCGAAGCCATTTTTTACAATTCCTCTTACACTGAAAGGTCGGATGCCTCGCAATATTGATGTGCCTACCGGCGCTCGACTTCGCCTTGTCAGCAACAATAATTTACCGCTTGACATTATGCGCAGGGCAATGGATATAGCAAAGCATAGATTCAAACCAGAAAGCATTTCGTTTCTTAACCGCGCTAGCGGCCAACGTGGAAATGTAGAGGACATTACGAACGGGCTGAAGACAGAAAACCTACGAGATCCAAAAATTCAAGAGGAACTCATTGATGAGTACCTTAAAGACTATCAAGTACCCTCTGAGACTATGGAAAAAGTTTATGACCTTAATCGTGCCTACAATAAAATTATTGAAGAGAAAGAGGAAGTAGCGCGAAATGTGAACTGGAGATTAAAGTCGTTTGAGTTTGATAATCTTTTTAATTATGGAGAAAACAATGCTATTAATTTTGATAGGCTTAATGGCATTATTGGGATTTTCGGAAAGAATTTCAGCGGCAAAAGTTCTATTATCGATGCTGCTTTATATACTCTTTTTAATACAACTTCAAAGAATGAGCGAAAAAACCTCAACGTCATTAACCAGAATAAGGATGGTGGACGAGGAAGACTTACGATTGAGGCCAACAATGCCACGTATACAATCAGTCGAGAATCTACAAAATATGTAAAACGACTAAAGGGTGTTGAGACACAAGAGGCAAAGACTGATTTAAACTTTGAGAAGCGTGATCATATTACTGATGAAGTGACGTCACTTAACGGCACAACTCGTAATGAAACTGATGCGAACATTCGCAAGCACTTTGGAACGATTGACGACTTTATGGTTTCGTCGCTAGCATCTCAGCATGGCGCCCTTGCGTTCATTGATGAAGGCTCAACTCGGCGTAAAGAAATTATTGCTAAGTTCTTAGACCTTGAAGTATTTGAGAAGAAGTTTCGAATGGCTAAGGAAGATTCGGTTGAAGCTAAGGTTATGCTAAAGAAACATCAGGATAGAAACTATGACGAAGAAATCGATGTTGCTAATGAAACCTTATATGATCATCGAGAAAATGTAAAAACGAACAAGTCCTTTTGTTCAGAATTAAGAATCGAACTGACTAGCTTGCAAGATTGCCTTGCTGCATTAGATGCACAAATTTCTGCAATTCCTAATAATTTAATTGATATTGCTAAACTTCGTGAAGAGCAAAAAGGCAAAACTAAAAAAGCCGCGAAACTTATGCAAGAAATTAAAGAGCAATCAAAAGAAATCGAGAGAAAGAAGCGCGTACTTAAAAACTGCAGAGGCAAGATTGATCACGTAAATATCACGAAGCTTATGAAGATACAGCGCGAAATTGAATTGCTAAATGAAAAAGAAAAAAAGCTCAATAAAGAGTTATCGGAGATTGCTAAGAAAGAAATCTTACTTCGCGATCACAAGTATGACCCTGACTGCAAGTTCTGTTCTGATAATAAATTTGTTAGAGAGGCTAACTTAGCGGTAGCTAGTAAAGAATTAGTGCAGTATGAGCTGCAAAACACTGTTGTTGATTTAGCGGCTTTAAACCCATCAGATGTATTTACACAACTAATGGAGCACACACGTATATCCGGTATAGTTACCAAACTTGACACAGAAATAACACAGCTTGATCTAGAGCGCGAACGCAACAAAACTGTAAAATCAAAAATTGAACTAGCACTTAAAGACATCTCGTTAAAAATTACCGAGTATGAAGACAACAAGGAAGCTATCGAAAACCTTGAGAAGCTTTTAGGGGAGCAACGCGAACTAGAGCAAAGTATCAAAAGCAAGAACAATAAGATCACATCTTGTGAAGAAGAGACTCTTGAGCTTGTTAAACTTGTAGGATCTTACGAGCAGCGTGTTGAAACGCTGCAAGAGCAAAAGCAAGAATACCATGATCTAAGATCATCATTTGCTGCATACGACTTGTTTATGAGAGCAATGCACCCTAACGGTATCGCCTATGATGTTATCAAAAAGAAGATTCCAGTAATCAATCAAGAGATTGCTAAAGTTCTCGCTAATATTGTAGAGTTTGAGATTTTCTTTGAAAGCTCTGGCAACAAGTTTGACATCTTTATTAAGCACCCGCAATACGACGAGCGCCCTATTGAAATGGCGTCAGGAGCTGAGAAAACGATGGCTGCGATGGCTATTCGGTTGGCGCTCCTATCCGTGTCGTCACTGCCCAAGGGTGATTTATTTATTCTTGACGAGCCGGGAACAGCCTTAGACGAAGAAAATATGGAGGGTTTTATTCGGATTTTGGAACTAATTAAAGTGTATTTTAAGAACGTTTTGCTTATCTCACACCTTGATTCGCTCAAAGACTGCGTTGATATGCAAATTGTTATAGACAAAAAGCGCGGATACGCAAGAGTAAATCAATAATGAAAATCACAAAATCACAACTTAAACAGATTATCAAAGAAGAGCTTGAAAGTACATTAAGCGAAGTTTATAACCTTCCCGGCTCTGTTTATGATTCTGAAGGAGAGCCTGAGATTGCATCTCCTTATAGAAAAAAACCTAAAAGAAGTTACGGAAGCGGAATTTCATCTGTTGACAAGCCTCGCCCTTCTCAAAGCACAGAAGACAAAGCGGTTAGTATGTACAAAGGAGTTTTACAGGGGTACTTGAGAGATCCAAATACGGAAAGAAGACTGGGCCGCCCACCAACGTTGGATGATGCTTTGAAAGCGCTTATCTCCAATAACCCTGAACTGATACAAAGAGCAGCTGATGAACTTAAACAAGAAATGGAGTAATAATGAGCACAAAAGACAACGATAATGAATTTGATTTCCTACCCCCGGCAGAACCGCCGCCGGCGTTTAATCAAGAAAAAGATCATTATCATGAAGAAGTGGCCGCACAGGACTTTGGAATGGTTGATGATTTTGGGCTGGACATGGAATTTTCTGATGAAGA